TGGTCAAGAAGTAAAAGAGTTTTTGCTTGGTGCTGACTTCAGTGATAGACAGTTTCGTGCTGAGTTTGGTAGTGAAGCAGAGTATCCTCAGATTGCTATTGGACTCAACCATCGTGGAACACTAAAAGAAACTCTCAAGTTTATGAGTGACAATGGTATGTTTCTTTAGAAAATATTAAATTGTATCATAAACTACAAAAACACTTGACTATATAATCCATAAGGTCTATAGTAGACCTACGTTCATCCAATGGTATCTTTACTGTTGGCTTTCACCTTAGCCCATCACGATGCGTCACCTTATGGGTGGCATATGTCTTGTGAAAGGTTTTTACAACTAAGAGTTGAGACAACGATGCGAGACGACATTGACCAACGGTCAAAGTGGAACCTCATCCAGTATTTTAAATCTAAAGTTGATGGTGAGTGCAACGGTACATTTACTTAGGACGCAAGTAAGTCGCGGAACGGAGCGTTCATCCCATGATTGATCTATTACTTTATGCTGATATTCACTGCACTGATGCTACTGATATAATCAGACGCCTTGATGCACATCAACATATTAGTAATGAAATCAAGGTGGAACTTGTTGAAACTATTCAAGAAGCTACACCTCATTGTCCATGGGACGCAAACGACTGAAGGAACGGGGCAAAAATCCCTAGTATTTCAGGAGTAAACTTATGAACACCCTTCAACTTATCAAGAAGCAGATCAACAAAGCATCTGCTGTTCACGATGCACAGATCACTCACACCGCATATCGTGGTGTAAAGTGTGAAGTTCATAAAGCAGATAAGGAGTCTCATGGCACCTTCTGCTATCGTGGTCGCACCTACGTTAAGTGAAGTCATGGAAGCACTACAAATCGCAGGGTTAATTACCCTTGGTTGTGTTGCAGGCATGTCTCTACTATACGGAGAAATAATTCTCCTCAGCAAATGAACGAGAGGGTTGCAAAACCCTCTTTTTTTGTGTATAATTACTTCTGTGTGCGTCTATTATATGGACAAAGAGAAACTAAAACTAATCGTAAGAAATTTAGAGTCACTTGTTGAGTGTCTTAAAAGCGAGGTGTATTCAGACACAGAATCATATCTAGAGTATGATAAGATTGCACCACTTATCTCTGACTATGATGAAGTATTTTCCGATGATGATGGGTATCCAGACTAATGTATGAAGAACTAAACTGCTTTGAAGAAGCACTAAAACATTTTGGCACAAGAGTCGAGGTTATCTGCGCTATGGAACTTGGTGGCAGAATCAATCCTGAGGATGCCTATCAGATGATTAAGGACGAAATGAAAGAAGTCAAAAAGTGTCGTAAGAAATTTATTAAACAAGGGGAATGTAAATGATTAATAGTGCTAACCTTATTTCTGTGACGCCTGATGCAGAAAAGCATATGGCATATTGTGCAAGAGTGAGCAATCCAAATAACCAGGACAATGAAAAGTATGATGGGTTGTTGAGGTATTGTATTAAACACCAGCACTGGTCTATCTTTGAGCAAGCATTTATGACTCTGGAAATTAATACTACCAGGGGCATAGCAGCTCAAGTGCTCCGGCATCGTTCGTTCACATATCAAGAATTTTCACAACGTTATGCCGATTCATCTCTGTTAGGTTTCAAAAAGATTCCTCTGCCTGCACTGCGCCGTCAAGATACAAAGAATCGTCAGAATTCTACTGATGACCTAGACCCATTTGATGTTCAGAACCTTGAACTTCAGATGCAGACTTTGTTTGATTCTTCTATGGCACTGTACGAACAGATGCTAAATCGTGGAGTCGCAAAGGAGTGTGCCCGGTTTGTGCTTCCACTCGCTGTGCCCACAAAAATGTATATGACCGGTTCTGTAAGATCGTGGATTCATTATATCGATCTGCGTTCTGCTAATGGAACTCAGAAAGAACATATGGATATTGCAAACTCCGCCAAAGAGATTTTCTGTGAGCAGTTTCCTGCTGTTGCTACTGCTCTTGAATGGATTTCATAAATATTAACATACCACTCATTTAAACTATGCCGACTTATAGATTTGAGAATACAGAAACGGGTGAGATATTTGAGAAGTGGATGTATATGGCAGAGAAAGAGCCATATCTGAAAGAGAACCCACATCTCAAACCACTTCTTCCGACACAAATGAACGTTGGAGAGGTTGGAGATTGGGCTAACAAACTCGTCAAACAAAAACCTGGTTGGAATGAAGTTCTAACAAGAGCATCTAAAATGCCAGGAGCAAACGTTAAGCCTATTACTTGATTTTATGCCACGTAAAAGAGTAGACAGTCCAGTAGTTCCGTTCGGAATGAGTAACAAACAAATGAAAAGAAAAAAACCAATCAATCTTGATCTTGCGAAAAAGATTGAACCTCTCACTAAAAATCAAGAAGAACTTTTCCGTTGCTATAAACTGGACCAAAACTTAGTTGCCTATGGTGCAGCAGGAACAGGAAAGACGTTTATCACCCTCTACAACGCCCTCAGGGACGTTCTAAGTGATAAGTCGCCCTATGATAAGATTTACATCGTAAGGTCCCTTGTAGCGACTCGTGAGATTGGTTTTCTTCCTGGAGACCATGAAGATAAATCTTCTCTTTACCAGATTCCATATAAGAATATGGTGAAGTATATGTTCGAGATGCCTACGGATGCAGACTTTGAGATGCTCTATGGCAATCTGAAGACTCAAGGAACTATTTCTTTCTGGTCTACATCGTTCATTCGTGGAACCACGCTCGATAACGCAATCATTATCGTTGATGAATTCCAAAACTTGAATTTCCACGAACTTGATAGTATAGTTACTCGTGTTGGTGAGAATACAAAGATTATGTTCTGTGGTGATGCTACACAGTCTGACCTTACAAAGACGAATGAAAAGAATGGAATCTCTGATTTCATGAGAATTTTGAGAGCAATGCCATCGTTTGATGTCATTGAGTTTGGTATTGAAGATATTGTCCGTTCTGGACTCTGTAAAGAATACCTTGTTGCAAAAACTGAATTGGGTTTTTAATGTTTAATCATATTGATTTGAATCTCCCGTCTTTGGAACGCGAAACCATTGACGGGGTTCGTTATTATAAAGTACCAGGAGAAGAAGGACTGAAGAAGTTAGTTTCTATCACTTCAGTCACTTCTCATTTTAATAAAGAAAAGTTTGCTGCTTGGCGTAGGAAAGTTGGTGAAGAGAAAGCCAATAATATTACACGCAAGGCAACAAGTCGTGGCACAGATATGCATACTCTTACTGAGTATTATCTGAAAAACGAAGAACTTCCTACAGTACAACCAATTTCAGAGCATTTATTCAAGATTGCTAAACCCGCTCTGAATCGTATAAATAATATTCATGTACTGGAAGGTTCTCTCTACAGTCAATACTTAGGTGTTGCAGGAACGGTTGACTGTATTGCCGAATTTGACGGAGAACTTTCAATCATTGATTTCAAAACATCAAAACAACCCAAACCACGCGAATGGATTGATGGTTATTTTGTTCAATGTTGTGCATATGCATGTATGCTTCACGAATTGACTGACATTCCAGTTAAAAAATTCGTGATTATCATGGCATGTGAAAACGGAGAAGTTGAAGTTTACGAAGAATACGATAAAGCAAAATATATTAAGATGCTCACGCAATATATCAAGAAGTTCGTAGATGATAAGTTAGAACAATATTCTTGACATCAAGATAAATTATCTGTAGAATATCATGAGACTTTGGGTATAAGAATTTGCACATTACAGTCCTAGGCACTATGGAGAATGAATTAGAAAAGGTATTGGAAAGTAAATTCTTTTGCCAGTCTCGTTTTGCACAGGAGATAGAAGAACTTGTTCGTGATAATTCAGACATGAATTATATTGATGCGATAGTTCACTTCTGTGAGAAGAACAATATTGAATTAGACTCCGTACCGAAACTAATATCAAAACCGTTGAAAGAAAAGATTAAGTATGAAGCAATGGAGTTGAACTTCCTCAAGCGAACCTCCCGAGCAAAATTGATCTTTTAATCTATTTTTGGTCGAAAAAAAATCCGGCAAAAATTTTACGTGATTACCTTTTTATAATGGCACCTTTTGAAGCTT